AGGAAAAGATGGTCAAGTTGTTTCAGTTCAAAACCCATCATCAAGCGTAGTTGTTTATATCGGTGGCGCTGGAGTAACTACAACAAGTTATGGCTATGCCCTCGGAACACTTGCAGACATGTCAGTAGACCTACAAAATGGAGAAGCACTTTACGCGGTAGTTGCTGCAAGCACCTTGACCGTTAATGTCTTGCGCCAAGGAGTTTAATCATGGCGTTGCCAACTAGCCTTTCAACAGCCACAATTGTTGGCACCTATGTTGATTTAATTGGCAACCCTGTTCGCGGGTCTTTAACTTTTGCTCCACAAACAATCTTAAAAGAAACAACCGAAAACATTGTTATCATGCCAGTTCACATCATTAAAACCTTAGATGCGACTGGCTCATTTACTATTACCTTGCCTGTCACAAGTGATACAGATGTAACTCCGCAGCCATTTATCTATGACATAACAGAGAACTTCTCAGGCGGGCGCGAGTTCCAAATAGCACTTCCCCTCTCAGTTGCAAACACCACCCAGAATCTTGCAGACCTGCTTCCAGCCCTCGATAGCGGTTCGGCTGCCTCTTATGTAACCGTAGACCAGTATCAGGCTCTATTGACCCGCTACACCACCGCAGAGGGCATCCGTGTGATTGTGGTCGATGCAGAGGATTACGAAGCCAACGCTGCGGTTTATGCAGCAGCCACAACAACTGCTGCTAATGAGTTGGAATCATTCACCGTTAAATCTCTTCTATTCATGGGGGTCTAAGATGGCTGAACCGTATGTACCTATATCCGAATTAACTGTTTCTAGTGCGCTTTTAACTGAGTTAGAAGTAGCAACAAACGGCGCTCAAACAAATGCAAACGCCATGGATACCGCTCAAACTACGGCGTTGGCATCAAAGAATACGGCTGAGTCTGCACTTGCTCAAAAGTTCGAGATTCTATTTTTGGTTGGTGCTTGATGGCGCTCGGAGCAAATTTAACCACAGTTCAAATTACTGGAACCTATGTTGATTACGAAGGTACTCCCATTGCTGGACAGATTAGATTCAGCACAACAGATGTTTTGCGTAACGGAACAGACGACCAAATGGTTGCACCATCGGTTGTAGTCGTTCCTCTCGTTAATGGCTCTTTTTCAGTTACCTTGCCAGCAACAAATGACCCTGATGTGGTGCCAAATCCTTTTCTTTATCAAGTAGAAGAATCTTTTGCTGGAGGACGCTCATACACAATTAGCATCCCTTATACCAGCGCTGGGGCTTTAGATTTAGCAGACATCAGCCCTAATCCAGTTATTGATACAACTTATGTTCAGTTGATTGACCAAACTACTTGGAACAGTCTTGAAACCAACATTGATACCTTGGATACTCGTATCAATCAGACGACAGATAAAATTCTTGCAACAGGAAAGTATTGGTACATTCCATCTCAGTTTGCTACCTACACAGCCCTTGATACGGCTTTTGCTACCTATACCGCTCTCACCGCGGGGTCTTATGAATTAGACGGAGCAGACATTGCCTCTTTCACTTCTTCGGCTCAAGCCTATGCCTCAACAGCATCGGCAAGTGCCACCACAGCCCTAAATAACGCATCCGCTACAATAAACCCATTGCTTCTCATCGGAGGATAACGCATGGCAACAACCTATAAGGTGCTTGGTCAGTCCAAGCCCGCAGCAACTACAGCAACAACGCTGTACACCTGCCCATCAGCAACCCAGACTGTTATTTCAAGTTTGACAGTATGTAACCAAGGCACAAGCGGTTCTTTTCGCGTGGCTATTCGACCTAACGGAGCAGCGCTTTCAGGTGAACACTACATCGCCTATGACGCCCCACTAGGCGCAAACTCTTTTGTTTCACTCACTCTTGGTCTGACCATAGATGCCTCTGATGTTGTAACTGTCTATTCATCTAGCGCAGATATTTCATTTAATGCTTACGGAAGCGAGATTGCATAATGGCAATTATTACTAATGCTAAGGCTGGCGATGTCGTACTTGATGCGGTGCAGACCCTTACAAACAAAACACTAACTGCTCCAACAATTTCAGACCCAACCTTTACTGGCACAACTACAAACATCAATACAACAAACCTTGTCGTAGAAGATAAGAACATTGTTATCAACGATGTTACTGGTCCATCAGATGCAAACGCCGATGGTGGCGGTATCTCACTCAACGGTGATACAACAAAGACTCTTAACTGGGTAGATGCCACAGACGCATGGACTTCTTCTGAGAACTTCAACCTTGCTTCAGGCAAGGCGTACCTTGCTAATGGAACAGCAATCAAGGATGTTGCAGAAACTCTTACAAATAAGATTATCGATGAGCCAGTTCTTATCTCTCCTGAAGAGCGAACAACTGTTAGTGCTACTGCTGCTGGTTCAACAGTTCAGTTCGATGTTAAGACTCAGGGAGTCTTGTACTACACATCTAACTCAACAGGTAACTGGACAATCAATGTTCGTGGCGACAGCGGAACGACATTGAACTCAATTATGACAACTGGAGATGCTCTTTCAGTTGTGTTCCTAGCAACAAACGGCGTAACTCCTTATTATGGAAGTGCTTTAACAATTGATGGAAGCGCAGTTACTCCTAAGTTCCAGAATGGTGTTGCTTTCTCTGCTGGCAATGCAAGTTCGATTGACATTTACACATACACAATCATTAAGACAGCAAGCGCTACATTTACAGTTCTAGCAGGTCAAACTAAGTTCGCTTAATAGGAGCATTTAATGTCGCCAATTTTAGGTTCACGCGGTATCAGTCCACGCGGATATGGTTTTGCGGGAGCAGGTAAGCCAAATGCTCCAGTCAGCGTATCTGCAACAGATGTTGGTACTTCTCGCGCCTATAACAACGGTGCTGCAACTGTTTCATTTACTTCAGGTGGCGACAATGGCGCACCGATTTCCTCCTTTACGGTAACTTCAAGTCCTGGAGGCTTTACAGCAAGCGGAGCATCTTCTCCATTAACTGTGACAGGTCTGCAATCAGGTGTCTCATATACATTTACTGCAACAGCAACAAACTCAGTTGGAACATCAGATGCCTCAACAGCATCTTCTGCAATTACAGCAACCACAATTCCACAGGCTCCAACTATCGGAACTCCAACATGTGCGACTGGTCAGGCATACACAGGTAGTGCAAACATTACAGTTCCATTTACTGCGGGAGCAACTGGTGGCAAGGCTGTTTCAGTCTTTACAGCAACTTCATCAGGTGGCGGAACAGCGACAAACAGCGCAAGCCCAGTTACTATTTCTCGAACAATAGGCAGTTCATATACATTTACAGTTACAGCGACAAACGCTAATGGAACATCAACTGCTTCAGGTACAAGTGCCTCAGTTCTATCTGCATCAGTTCCTCAGACACCTACAATTTCAAGCGTTGGAATCAACAGCACTTCAAATGTGACCGTAAACTGGTCAGGTGCAACTGGTGGAAGTGCGATAACATCTGTTGCTGTTACAAGTTCCCCATCTCTATCTTTAAGTTATAGCGGAACATCAACAGCGTTGTCTGTAACGGGTTCTTTTGCTGCGAATCAGGCTTACACATTTACAATGACAACAACTAATGCCTACGGAACAAGTTCAACATCAAATGGTGTTGCATCAACTCCTAATCCTATTATCCCAGCCATGTATATTGCTGGTGGCTCATGGAACCCCACTACTACAAACGGGGCAACGCACGATTATACGAAGAGAGATACTGGAAAATTCAGATTTGATACAGAAACAGCAAGCACATCATCAAATAGCCTAAATAGATTTTGGGCTAAACCTTCAAGTGTAAGTAACCCAGGAGTTGCTGGGTATCTAGCAGGAGGCACGAGCATAGCATCGAGTGGTACTTACCTTCAATATAGCGGCAATTCTTCAGGTGGTACTACTAATACAGTAATAGATAAAATTGTTTTTGTTTCAGATACTTGGTCTACTATCGCCGCAACTATAGCATCCAATGGATTTGGAGAGAGCACTTCTTCCGTTGAAAATGGAAGCACAGCAGGATATATTTTTACTGATGCTTATAGCGTTACATCTGCTCCTGCTATTACTGTTAGTGCCAACAAACAAATTTATTCTAATGACACAAACAGCGTAGTGCGTACTTTTAGTGCTGGTAATTATTCTAGTTATCAAACACCGTTTTCACACAATGGTGCAGGTTTTGGAAATCAAAACAATACGATTGATATAAGTAATCCTGGGGTAAAAGGATATTTACGAGGAAATACTGGGAGGGGATTGGGAAATCCTTCTTTCTTTGGTTGGAATTTTAGTACAGATAATCATTCTGCTCTAATCAATACCGCAACATCAGCAGGTGGTTGTTTCAACCTTTCCGTAACTAATGGTTCAACCGCAGGGTATACATTTTTTCCTGATGCTTCCGCCTCCACATTTTTCAAAATGCCATTTTCAACAGAAACTTGGTCAAGCACAGGCGCCACACTTTCCGTTGGGCGGAGGTCGAACAGCGCTAGAGGTTACACCGCTGGCGGGGCAGGGTATTTAACAGCGGGTTACAATAGTGGTTGGCTTGCAAATACTGACAAATTAACTTTCTCCAACGACACGCGCAGTACGATTTCGGTGGCTTGCAATGGAACTAGCCATGGTACATCATTAGCAAGTGCCCATTAACAATAAAAATAAAAGAGATGCCTCGCTCCCAGTTGTAATTGAGCAGGAGCATCCAGTTTATAGCGCCTTCAATGAAATCTCTCAAGCCCGTACACGCTATCAAATTGATAAGTTTGTAATTGGGCAACACGATACGGATGAACAACGGTATAAGCAAGTTCTTTTAGAAATAAGAACTTTAGTTGGAGATATAAAAAGAATTTATTTAACTATGGAAAAAACAAAGATTCACTACAAATCTTTAATTTCAAAAAAAGACGCAATTTCGCAAATAGATGCTGAGTTAATTCAGTTAGATTTAGAAGATGCAGAGTTTGGTTTGCGTGGCGCTCTTAAAGAACTAGAGTATTTTTTGCAAGTTTGGGAATCATGGGAGCATAAATATACGGCAGAAGAAATTGAAAATATGCAACCTGCTTATTGGAACGCTCGCTTGAACAGGCAAGCCTCTTTAGAAGCAATCGGTTCAGGCGGAACTGTCTCTTGGGCATCCTTGGATGCTCTGCATCAAATCGGTATGTTACCAAGTCTTGACCCAAACTTCTACAAACAAGATAATCAGGTTGAACAAAATAAAAAGGAAGAACTTTCATGAAATATGCAACTTGGAATTTATATTTTCCCGATGAGGGCAAATATGGCTATACGGCAGACCAAGAAATAAACAAAAGAGGGTTTGCTTCATCGGGAATAATCTGTCTTGATGAAAACACAATTTTTGGTAGTTTTCAAGAAGGTGCAGACATTTCAGGACTAGAAAAATATTCTTTTAAGGAAATTACCAATGAAGAGGCAGAGTCAATTTTAATTGACCTTGCAAATCGACAAATAATAAGTATGTAGGATAAGGTAATCCCAAAGACGGGAGAGCAAAAATTCATACTTCAAACGAAACAATAACTATTGCGTGGTGCGATAATGGAATTACCGATGGATTATTTACACAAAAATTAGCAGAATTGATTCTAAACGGAGAAGATTTTGGAATTCCTGTTGGTGGAATAATGAGAAATTGTTCAAATCAATTAAGCAAACAAAGAATGGAAATAGTTGCTAACTGGTATAACGATAATATACATGAATGGTTATTAAGCATAGATTCAGATATTGTCGCTGAGTTGCAAACTGTTAAAGATTTGTGGGAGATTGCTGATAAAAAATCAAACCCTTTAGTTTCAGGTGTTTATTATCTTTTGCTTAATGAAAAAGAAGGAAAAACCCCTCCAGCATCTTCCTCTGTTTTCAGAACTCAAAATAACTTTGAATCAATAGAATCTATTGATATTGAAAAAGAACAAGAAACATTTCTCGCAGATGCCGCTGGTTTTGGTTTTCTTCTCATCCATAGGAGCGTAATAACAAAATTATTAGAAAAATTTGGAAATCGTACCAACTTCTTTCATGGTTCTTCACATCTAGGTGAAGATATTGCTTTTTTCAAAAATATTAAAGATTGCAATATACCTTTGACAATAAGTAAAAAAGCAACTGTTCAGCACATGAAGAGATTTTCTGTTGGCATTGAATATTTTAATCTTCAAAAGGATAATTGATGTTAAAAGGTTGTTTTTATTTATTTAACATACATAAAGAAGCGAATTTGCAATTATTCGAATCTAAGGGATGGGATTCATTTTTAAGGCAAGTAAATGCAAACAACTCTAAAGATTATTTAAGGAATTATCTACCTGAGTTAAATTCAGAAACAATTAAGATTGACTCACAAGAAACCTTAGAAGAGTTTCTTTCTAAGAACAGAGAGTTCAAAGTAGACCCTGATGGCTATGACCCTGAAAACTTTGCACCTATTTATAGAAAACAAGAATCCACGCCTCTTGGATGGAAATACGGACAGATTGGTATATGGGCAAGCAACTACACGGCATGGGTTAATTTCCTTAAAACCGACTATGACTATGTAATGCTTATTGAAGATGATGTTTATTTTAAGGATGGCTCATTTGAAGTTTTCCAAGAATGTTTGAGTGAACTCCCTGACGATTGGGAGATTTATCATTTCTGTGTACCTATAGAAAAAAGAAAAATGTGCGAGCCTGTAAAGGTCATAAATTCAAAAATATCCTATCCTTACATAGACGATTCAAATGCTTGTTACATAATCAATCGTCGAGGTGTCGAGAAACTCTTAAAACAAGTAGAGGAAGGAATATTTCTCCCTTTAGACTGGCATTGGTTTAAGCAACCGTTGTTTAATATTTATGCTACGAACAATGATGTTAATACATACTGTGATTTAATAAGTGTTGAATCAACTCATTGGGGAATACAACAATTCAAAAAGTTACCTAGTATCTCTTGATACCATTATCCATTTGTAAATAACATCAGGAGTAATTCCAAATTCATCTTTGAGTTGAAATGTGAAAAAATCATGAATGTGTTTGTCTGCTTTTTCATAATATTCATCAAATAATTTCAAATCGTGGACATAAATTTTTTTATCCATCTTGTAATAATGGTAAACGCATTGGCGAGGCGGGGCTAAAAAGGTGACTCCTTTTGAGAACATACGCAGAGACATAGAGTGTTCTTCGCCATCAAAGAAAAAGTTAGGGTCGTAAGGTGTTTCAATAAAATACCTACTATGACCAAAAGCAAAGTTTCCAGAAAACCAAAAAGACTTGCTTCCGTGGGGCTTCGGAAATAAAGATGTCCTAAAAGAGTCCACTTCTTTAGGAAGAAACTTTGTAGGTTTGCCTTCTATGTAAATTGGTATCCGTGGGATATGAGGCACAATGTCTAGCACCAAATTGTCGCCTGAATAGTGATAGCCAGCAGGATAAACCGTGTAGATGCAATCGCCTACCTCATTCAAAGCCCTTTGATAGTCCTCTTTAAGAACAGCGTCCCATTCATGAGCAAAAGCCATATGGCTATCTAGTTGTAAATAGTATTTATATTCTTGGGTTAAATTCTTCAAGATTTCAGCCCTAACCCAGCACACCCCACGGGTATGCCTATAGTTAATTTTTGTGTAATTAAGAGTCCCGCCGTATTGCGAAAATAAAGTTTCTAGGTCAGGGTGGGAATCATCCTCATTTTGGGAAAAAACAAACACGAATATATTTTCAGGATTTTTAGCATTAGATAAAAGGCGCTCAACGGTAGGGCGCAGTTCCGAATCCAAAAAAGATGCTATTGATACAAATATCTTGTCGTCCATGACTGGCATTATAGGCTTATTTTTTTAAGGGTATACTGTTAGCCTTAAGATAGGAGCAATAATGGCTGGTACAACATCCAAGGGTCTACGATACCCAACCGCAGGTGATAATCCTGCCGTTCATACAGACATTCTTAACCTTGCAACCGATGTAGATAATGAGTTGGATGATTATTTAACATCAGCCACCGCTGCCTCAACCTACATAACATCAGCCACCGCTGCAACAAACGATAGCGTTGTTACTACTAATTTGATGCTTGGTGGAATGTAATGACTTTTACCTACTCAGGAGACCCAAGTACAAGTCTCCGTAATCGAGTTCGATTCCTTATCAATGACACAGACACAAATGATGCGCTGTTTTCTGATGAAGAGTTGGATTATCTAATTACTGAGTGGGGAACAAATGTTTATGAAATCTGTCGCGCAGCCTGTGAAACTCTAGTCTCACGCTTTAGCCGTTTAGCAGATAGCACCTCAAAGAGCGTCGGAGACATCTCTGTTTCTGAGTCCTTTACTGCAAAGAGCAAGCAATACCAAGACCTTGCTAACTCATTCCTTGACCGTAAGATGCGTAAGTCGCCTCCAACAATGAAGGCTAATGCCAACAGTTTGCTCTCAACCAATGATAGAAGTATTCAGGACTACAACACGGATTTCTATGCTGGTGTCCACGACAACCCAAACAACATCTACGACCAGCGCGTTCCTGAGTAGGAGTCATCATGGCTGATGCTATTTACTCCAAAGTCGCTGAGTTCATGACCGATACGGTTATTTTCACACCCAAGGCATCAGTTGATAAATACAATAAACCTACCTTTGGTGCATCCAATACAAATGTGACAGCAACAGGTCGTCTCATTTATGACACGATTAAGTCTAAGGATGTACAAGGTATTGAAGTCGTAGACATCGGGCGATTCATTACAAATGGACCACAAACTTCAATTACTGTTGGACATAGAATGGTCGTCGGGGCGGACACTTTTACTATCAATGCAGTCGATAACATCGCAGATGAAAACGGAGCGCATCACACCGTCATTCGATTTGGGCGGTAGTCATGGGAAATGTGTACACATTCACCCTTGAGGGTGATATTGAGTTGCAAGCCGTACTTCGTTCTGCCCAGTTAAACGCTCCCAAAGCAGTTGCTCAAGCGATTTGGGAAGAGGCAAATAACATCTTCGCCAAGTCACAGGTTCTCGTCCCAGTTGATACGGGAGTTCTTCGCGGTTCAGGTGGAGTCAGCGCTCCTCAAGGCTCAGGTCAAGGCATCTATGTAGACATTTTCTATGGTGGTCCAGCAGCACCTTATGCGCTTTATGTCCATGAAATTATTGGTAACTACCATAAGCCACCGACACAGGCTAAATACCTTGAACAGCCATTTATGCAATCTCTTGCTGAAATCCAAAATAACATCTCGCGTAGAATAATCCACATTCTAAAAAGTAGGAGTGCATAATGGCAACAATTCTTGAATCGATAGGCGACTATCTGCAAAACACCTCGAGCGCTTTTGGCGCTCATGCCAGCCAAGGCACCCTTGGAACATCTATCTTTCTTGGCACCTTGCCCGAGACTCCCGATGCGTGTGTTGCTGTCTACGAGAACTCAGGCAGTTCCCCAGCCTTCACTATGGGGGCGGGCGGTATCCGTATTGACTACCCTATGCTTCAGATTATCTGCCGAGCAGGTCGCGAGGACTATCCAACGGCTCGAGATAAAGCCGACACGATTAGAATTTTGCTCGCGTCGGTGCTTGAACAAACCATCTCAGGGGTGCATATTATGCGTATTGAACCTATGGGTTCAGTAAACCTACTAGGAGTAGACCCAAAGTATCGTCCACTAATCTCGGTGAATTTCCGATGTCTAGTGCGAATGTAAACGAGGAGTTTCCTCCACAAGAGAGAGTGGTAGACCCGTATGGCAGAAACGCAACAACCGATGAGTTCCAGCGATGCTGGAAATGCGACAGGCTCCTCTTTGAAAGCGCCACGCGCCCGTGGAGTATCCGCTGTCCCCGCTGTAAATCCAAAAATAAATCAGGATGAGTTCGTATCTGCACTTGATGAATTAGTTGGTGTATGGAAAGTTCAAAACGGATGTTCGGTAGGAAGAATTACAAATGAGTTGCCCGAACCAGCGCGAACTAAATTCAAGGAAGCATTGTTGAATGAAAAGATTAACTCGGCTCGCTTAGTTGAATTGTTAGCAACATTTAACATTGCGGTAGGCTCTGATGTTATGCGTAGACATCGTAGAAGGTTATTCGGCAAAGACGGATGTAAGTGTCCAATTGAACATTGATGACGCTTTAGACAATCTCTTAAAGACTACAGAGGTTGCCTCAGTTCAAAAGACTGAGCCACGACAAAGACAAGCCGAATGGACGCCTGGAGTTACATGGATGGGCGACGAAGGCACTATTACTACACCTCCAGTTGAGGGTGAGACTCATCCTGATTGGTCAGGCGTTCTACGAATGTGGGGATTAGACCCTGAACATTTTGCAGTTGTAGAGCCAGTTCTTTTCAATGTGTGGGGCGATACTTTAGGAATTCTCAATCGCCAATGGAAAGGCAAAGTAGTTCGCAAAGGCAGACAAGAAACTGCTGACATCGATGCTTTAATTCAAGAGATTAAAAAACACAAACCTCGCGAAAGAAAAGAAATTGAGGGCGGGGCAAGTCTTGTTGTTTGTGCCTCTGACTGGCAAGTAGGAAAAAGAGATGGCGATGGACTTAAAGGTTTAGTTGGTCGCTGGCTTCAAGCCATTGACGATGTTGAGTTGAGATTAAAGGAATTAAAGAAGTTAGGTCGTCCCATAGACTCCATCACGGTTTTATGTTTGGGCGATTTAGTTGAAGGATGCGATGGTCACTATGACATTCAGACTTTTACAGTTGAGGTCGATAGGCGTGACCAAGTAAAGATTGCTCGTCGCCTTTTGAGAGATGCTCTCATCCGCTGGTCAAAAGTTGTCCCATCAATTACCGTCGCAGCGATTGGCGGAAACCATGGCGAGAACCGTAAGAACGGAAAAGCGTTCACAACCCTTGGTGATAATGATGATGTTGCCCTAGTTGAGTCCGTTGCTGAAATCTTCCAAGCAAACCCTGAAGCCTACGGTCACATAAAGTTTGCAATACCTACCGATGAGTTGAGTTTGACTCTTGAAGTTCACGGCAAGATTATTGGAATTACCCATGGACACCTTGCTCGTTCAGGAGCAGGAACAGAGGCGAAGTTACGGCGTTGGATTGCTGACCAAACCCTCGGGCGTCAAAGAATCGGCGATTGTGACATTTTAGTAACTGGTCACTACCATTCATTCAAACTTGCAGATTGGGGAGGCGTTAAATGGATTCAAGCACCAGCCCTCGACGGGGGAAGCGTGTGGTGGAGACAATCGACGGGGGAGATTGCCGATGTGGGAGTTCTAACATTCCTAGTGAGCAGTCAGGGAGTGTCGGACATTCAGTTGTTATGAACGACCCTAGAGACATCGCCATGTACGCTGCTGAGTTGGTCTCAGGAGAGCGTCAGGACGCCTATGGGCATCCTTTAGATAACTTTACTAGGGCAGCACAGATATGGTCTGTAATCCTCGGCTGTGAGGTTTCTGCCGAGCAAGTGAGCCTTTGCATGGTCGGCATGAAGATTGCCCGAGAAGTTAATCAAACTAAGCCCGATACAGTCGTCGATGGCATTGGCTATTTTCTAACTCTTAACATGATTCAAGAAGAAAGAATCCGACGCACTATCTAAATTTACGATGCGATACACTATGACCAATGTGCGCTAGTCGCCCGAGTTGTCGTCTTACCTTCGTGTCCGTGTGACCTAGACGGTTTACTTGGGCTACCCAAGTGCCGTCATAGGAGGTAAGAATGGCTCGCTATCGAGTTCTACAGGGTATCGATTACCCACCCAACAAACGCGCCGAAGAGGGCGATGTTGTTGAAGATTTACCAGCCACATCTATTAAGTGGCTTACTGAAATTGGCGCAATTGAAAATGCCGATAAACCTGCCAAAACAAAAATTGAAGAACCTGTAGTTGAGCCTGTCAAGGAAGAACCAATTGTCGAGGCTCCAGTTGAGCCTGTCGTCGAAGCAGAGGGTTTTGACCCTGATGCTAAAGATGGCGATGGCGATGGATTCCTTCAAGACGGAACCCCACACCAGCGCCCAGTTGAGGAGACTGAATAATGCCTACATTTGCACATGGTAAAAATGTTAATGTTTTTGTCAATGAGTACGATTTTTCTACTTACTTTAATGATGTAAGTGCATCAAGCATGGTCGAAACTGCTGAAGTTTCAGCCTTCGGCTCAAGTGCCAAGGAGTACATTGTTGGCTTGCAAGATGGAACAGTTTCCCTTAGCGGAATGTTTGATGGAACTGCAACGGGAACAGATGTGGTTTTTTCCGCAGTTCTCGGCTCGACCACAAAGCAAAATGTGATTGTTGCCCCATCAGGTCACTCCAACGGTGCAAGCGCAATCGTGCTTGAGTCAGATGACACTTCATACGAAGTTTCAGGAGCAGTTGCCGATGTCGTACAGACAAGCGCTGAATTCCAGTCAAGCGACGGAGTTGAACACGGAAAGATTCTTTCTTCAGGTTTGGCAATAACAGCAACAGGAAGTGGAACATCTGTTGATAATGCAGCCTCATCTGCCAATGGTGGAGTAGGCTTTGTAAGCGTTCCAACTAATACTCGTAATGGCAACATAACAGTAAAGATTCAGCAGTCAGCCGACAACTCAACCTTTACTGATTTGATTACCTTTACAGTCGTTTCTAGTACAGCCAAAACTTTTGAAAGAGTTGAAGTTGCTGGAACCGTAGCAAGATACCTGCGCGTGAACTACACGGTTGCAGGTTCCACAGGTAGCGCCACCCCAGTAGTGGCTTTCGCAAGGAGAAACTAATGCCTACATTCACACACGGTAAAGCCACCGTATTCAAGGTGGACAATGCAGCGGGAAGTTTAACTACTATCAGCGATGTGCTGACAGATGTTTCATTCCCACAGACAGTCGAAACAGCCGAGACTACAAGTTTTGGTTCAAACGCAAAAACCTACATTGTCGGTTTGAGCGATGCAACCATTTCAGTATCAGGTAATTTCGATACAACAGTTGATACACACCTCAGCGCAGTTCTAGGACAAGCAGCATCTTTGTCCTTTGAGTATGGACCTGAAGGTTCAGCAAACGGAGATGCAAAGTACACAGGCGAGTGCCTCATGACTTCTTACGAGAAGAGTGGCGCAGTTGGCGATGTTGTAACTTTCTCAGCAGAGTTCCAAGTTACAGGTGCCGTTACACGCGGTACTTATTCTTCATAATTTAATAACAATTTAATAAGTCGTGACCAACCTAGTGTCCAAGGAGAAATAAATGAGTCTAAAAGAAGCAATTTTCAGTAGCGATGACATCACAAAGGAACTCGTAGAAATCCCTGAATGGGGAGTAACTGTCGAGGTTCGTTCGATGACAGCAAACGAAAGAGCAAAACTCGGAGAAGGCGCTGCAAAAGGCGACAAGACCGATGTTGCTGCAATGTATGCACTAACTGTTATTGCAACTGTTTATGACCCAACTACAGGTCTACCAGTCTTTACAGCACAAGATAAGGAAGCCATTCTTTCTAAGAATGGTGCAGTTATCGAACGCCTTGCAACCAAGGCTCTCGGCAACTCAGGTCTGTCTGACAAGGCGGTAGACGAAGCACAAGCACGATTTCCTGAAGAATCCTGAGCGTAGGTTTCTTTTCGAACTTGCAGAAGAATTAGGTCGGACGGTGGGCGAACTTCTTTACGGGAGTCCAGCCCACCGCCCTCTATCTAGTATGGAATTAACCGAGTGGTCTGCTCTTTACATCCTAAGAGGGAAAGAGCGGGAAAAAGCGGAAAGAAAGGCTAAGGCAAGAAGATAATGGCTGAAGTTCCGCAAATGGAGATGCGGGCGCGAGTTAGCGCCGATACTGCTGATTTCACAAAGGGGATGCAACAGGCATCTCAATCTGCCGAGCAATTTATTCAAACCTCAAACCGCCTTCGCGGAGCCATGGTTGGAATTGGCGTTGCCTCAGCAGCAGCAATCACAACACTCATCGGCTTAGGAACAAAGTCATTTATGGCTGCTGCCCGCGTAGACGAACTCGATGTCGCCATGAACGCTGTTGGAAAAGCAACAGGTCTTGGTTATCAAGCAATTAGAGATGCCACTCTAGCAACAAAAGACATGGGTATCGAAATGGAGATTGCCCAGCAATCTGTCATGAAGTTTGCCCAAAACAATTTAGATTTAGCCTATGCCTCTCAGTTGGCTAGAGCAGCGCAGGACTTGGCTGTTGTCAGCGGTAAAAACTCATCTGAAACATTTAACATGCTTACTCACGCTGTTATTACAGGGCGAAGTGAAGTTCTTAAATCAGTTGGTATCCAAAAATCTGCTGGTCAAATGTATGAAACTTTTGCGAAAAGCATTGGAAAATCAGCAAGCGCTTTGACTTACCAAGAAAAACAGACAGCAGTTGCCACGGGTGCGCTTAAAGAGGCTGCCAAAGTTGCTGGAGTATACGAGGCATCCATGCAAAGCCCTGGCAAGGTGCTTCGCTCCTTTGCTCGTATTACAAATGATATTCAAGTTTCTCTAGGAGATATGCTCTTAAAGGGTATTGGTCCTATTGTTTTCCATCTTTATGAGTTCTATAAAACTGTTAGTAAGGCTATTTCAAATAGCGTAGTTTTCAGAACAGCAATTGAGTCTGTTAAACAAGTTTTGATTAAATTGACTGCACCAATAGTAACTTTTCTTCAAAAGATGAAAGATGTCGTAAGTAATTTTACTGCTGTCTCAACTGCTGCGGGTGAAGTTAAATCTAACTTTGACCCAGTAGGCGATTCTGTAAAAAAACTTGCAGGAAGTATTGAATTCTTGCTCCCAGCAATAGGAGCGATGATGGCGATGTTTGCTACTTTTGCGGGCGCAACAATTTTTGCAAATGTTCCAATACTCGGAACTATATTGGGAGGTCTTGCTGGACCAATAGGAATTATTACTGTTGGTTTAGTTACTTTGTATTTAACTTCATCTCAAGTTAGAAATGCGGTCAATAACTTAGTCATCTCAATGAAGCCTTTCCTGTCTATTATTGTCAAGGTAGGCAAGGCATTGGCTGTTTTGGGTGGTTTCGCAGTTGCTCTCTTGGCTAAGGCAATAAGCGGTTTAGCCAAAGTCATCAGTTCGGTTACTGGATTTTTTGAAAGAAACGAAACAATTGCAAAAGTTTTAGGTGGCACAATTTTG